GCGCACTCCGGAGCAACAAGCTGCTGCGGAAGCACAGCGCAAAGAACGACAAAAAGTTGGACGCGATGCCATCAGAGCCGTCGAGAAAGCACAGCAAACTATAGCTGCGCCGGTAGACGTTGAGGCTATCCAAAGACTTGCCCAGACAGACAAAGCCGCTGCCGTTGCAGTGATTACTGAGATACAGCAAGGTAGAGACCTTGCCCTTCTTGAGGCTGCCCGGGTTCTCACGGATAAGAAGCTGAGTCCCACGGCGAAAGCCAAGCAAGTTGCGAACGCAGTATTTAGCCACCCCAGCGTTACAGCCGAAGAGCGTCAGCGGGCGCAACGTAATGCACAGCTACGGGATACTGCGAAGAACATTCTGGTCGAGGGTTCAACAAGCTTCTACCCAGACTCGTTTTATGAAACGGTTACGGATGCAACACAGGCAGCTAACTACATCAGCAAAAAAGGCAATGCTTTTGAACGCCTGCTGATTAACCGCATCAAACCGTTTCTGAAGGGTGTCAAAGTTGTCGTAGTAAACGACCCCCGCGTGGATATCCCTGACCCCGTAGCACGTAGGGAGTTTAGGGGCGCTGCGGGTCTGTATGCTGAAGGCGACGGGCAACGCGTTATTTATCTGAACAATATTGGTGGTAGGCGTGAAGGGCTTACCAACATGACGTTCCTTCATGAGGCAGTCCATGGTGCGACCATGGCGCAGATAAACAGGTTCTATAAAGACCCCGGTTCGCTAAGCCCGCAGGTCGTGAAGGCCATCCAAGTGCTGACGGAAGTAATGATCCGGGCAGGTGACCACTACAACGTGCTCAAGAAGCAAGGCAAGACAGACCCGTTGGAAGACAGGCTCAACGAGCTGGAAGTGTTTGATGACCTGAAAGAGTTCGTTGCCTATGGCATGACGCAGCCGGAGATGCAGGACTTCCTGCTCAAGGTTCCGGGCTTTATACAAGTTCGAGCAGACAGGCTTAACGGGCTGACTGCGTTCGTCCGAGCTATCCAGAACATGTTTGGCTTAGGGCCGCAGCATAACTCGGCGTTCCAAGACCTGATCATTATCACTGATCGCATTATGGGTGTAGACCAGCTGCCCGCGCCTACCGAGTCTGTAGAAGTCGCTGCTGCCAAGAAGGTTAAGGCGCAGAATAAAACGATGGAGAAGATTGCTAAATCCCAGAGAGCCGCTGATGTAAACGCCGGTCTGGGCGAGCTGATGATGCAAACCCGTAACGCCAAAGACGCCATACGGCTACTCAAATCTGTGTATAGTGCTCTGTCCATCAGCGCGGTTCGTAAAATTTTGCCTACCATGACCACCATGGATATCACGCGATGGGTAGGCGACAAAATCAATAACATAAAAGTCGTCAACAACGCGGTCGAAGATATGGCTGGTATGCGGACTAAGATGATCCGCGAGCTGGCGGAGAAGACCCCGCAGTGGATTGAATTTGGCCGCAAGTTTGAACGTGGGGCTCGCACTCTTGGCGACGTTATGCACGCATCTACGCTGCTTGGTATAGACCCGACGCAGCATGCCGATCTGGCTACCGCGCTGAGGAACGACGCTCAGCTCAAACAGCTCCGAGTGGATTACCAAGCTGCAATCGCTGACCCTACTAAATCTCCGGGTCAACGTAGTAAACTGAAAGGTGATGTCACTAAGCGCGAGAATGATCTCAAAGCTGTATATGAAGGCGGGGTGGTGCAGAATCCCTACACCGGCGAAAAATATCAAATTGAAGGTTGGACGCAGCTTGGAAAATACGGCAACGGCGAAGGGCATCGAGTATTCCGCATGGCCCGGGATTCGTACCGGGATACGTTTGATCTACATCAAAAACTGCTCACCGACAAAATAAACAAGTCGGGAATTCCTGCCGCATCCAAAGCCAAACTGATCGCGGAGATTACGCAAGGGTTCCAAGAAGCGAAGCAGTTGGGAGTTTATTTCCCGTTGATGCGTTACGGTAACTTCTGGCTGCGTATTGGCAAGGGTAAATCCGGTGAGTATTACATGTTTGAATCCGCAGCAGCGCGGAATAACTACGCCCGTATGCGGGCGGAGGAATCGGGTAGGACACTAGATCAGGCATTGGAAGCTCAAGAATATGATGTAGGTGACAACCTCGATCAGATTCGCAATGACATTGTGGAATCCAGCCGGATGCTGAAGAGCATTTTCAACGCGCTCGAATCCAATTCAACCACTGATCCAACCACTGGTAAAGTTGGTATCACTGACGTAGCAGCTATCAAGGATCAGGTCTATCAAATGTTTCTCATGACACTGCCTGACCGTGATATGCGCAAACGGTTCACGCACCGTCAAGGCAAGACCGGCTTTAGCGCCGATGTACTGCGTAACTTTATTGTCAACCAGCATACTGCGGCTAACCAGCTATCACGATTGGCGTATGCGGACAAGATTCGCCTTGGTATTGGCTCAGCATATGCAGAGCTCGCGGGTAATCCAGACAAACTGAAACTCAGCGCGTTTGTAGATGAGATCGCCATGCGAGCTGGCGCGGAGATGACCCCGGCGATTCCGAACGGGTTTGATTGGGACAAGATGGCCAGCATCGGGAACCAAGCGGTGTTCTACTACATGCTGACTTCGCCTAAGTCGGCCATCGTGCAGATGACTCAGCTGCCAGTCGTTGGTATGCCCGCATTGCTGGCACGATACGGTTTAGCAGATACGTTAAAAGTTACCGCGCGGTATACCAATCTATTCGACAAGCTCGGCACCACTAAGCGGGATCAGAACGGCAACGTGACTACGGAATGGGGCGAGCCGTCGATCAACGATTCCTCGTATGTAAACAAGCACCCCGATCCTGCATACCGCAGGGCGCTACGGCAAGCATGGCAAGTTGCGCAGGACCGCGATTTGTTTATGTCTACCTACGCTGCGGATATGACCGCACGAGCTGCGGTGCCAACGGCTAAATATCAGGGTTGGATGGGTAGGGGCACTCGGGCCACACTTAACTTCATGGGCGGCGCTTTCCACCACCTTGAGCGTCTAACTCGGGAAATTATGTATATGTCTACGTTCGAGCTAGAGTTTGCTCGGGCTAAGAAGGCAGGGGCGGATGACGCAACAGCCACTGCTCGTAGTATCAAAGCAGCTACTGACATGGTCTATGAATCATTGTTTAACTATAGCCAGTACAACAAACCCCGGGTGATGAAAGCAAACGCATTGACCAAGATTGCCACGCAGTTCATGACCTACCCGCTGCAGATGACTTCGTATCTGACCCGTAATTTCTTTAACATGCTGCGTTCGTTGCCCCCGCAAGAACGCAAAGAAGCCGCTATTAAATTCTTTGGCACCATGGGTATGACAACCATGTTTGCTGGTGTTGTGGGGTTACCCGGATATAGTGCAATTCTTGGTTTGGTTGAGGGTCTACGTGAAGCGTTCCGTCCCGATATGGAGGACGAGGGTGCGGACGAATACTACGATGATGACGACGACAGCAATCCGCTCGGCAAACGCAGCTTGGATTTGTGGTTCCGTGAGTGGCTTATCCCGACCTATTTCGGCCCCGGTAGTAGTATTGCCAAAGCCTTGGGTTTAACGGAGTCTCAGGCGCTTACGCTGCAACGATCTGTAAAAATGGGGCCCATATCGGCTCTGACTGATTTGAATATCGGCGCATCGGTATCACTTGATGGCCTGTGGTTCCGCGATGATGAGCCTGCGCAGAGCTCAAAGGACGCCTTTACACAGTTCATGTTTAACTTTGTCATGGGTCCGTTTGGTAGTATGGGGCAGCAGATTGCCTCTGCGTTTGATGACTTCAACAACGGGCAATTTAATCGGGGCGTTGAGAAGATTCTGCCCGCGTTCTTCCGTGGTACCGCCAAAGCTATCCGTCTTGCTAGTGAGGGGGAACAGACTCGGCAAGGGGCAGAGATTCGTAACGCTGAGTGGTTTACTACCGGCAAGCTGCTAGGCACAACGCTTGGGTTCCAGAGCACGGAAGTCGCGGAGATTCAGAAAAAGAATTTCCTCGCCAAGCGGGTAGTCGTGGATGTACAGAGAGAACGCCAAGACACGCTTGATGCCCTTGACCTCGCCCTCCGTCGGTATGAAAACGATCCTACTGACGCAAATGAGCAGCGAGTCGAAAAGGCGCTTAAAGAAGTTGAACAGTACAACTACAAAAACGGCGCTTTGCCCATAGACGCGGATACTGTGCAAAAATCTCTTGAGGGCCGTGCCAAACGTCGCGGTGCTGCTATCGAAGGGTTTATAGCTGGCCCGAAAGAATCCGCTATTGCCCGTCCAATACTGGAACGAACTCAAGTGCAATAAAAAACCCCCGAGGGTTGCCCGGGGGTAAATGGCAGCGATGCCAAGAGGGGTGGAAGGAGCGATTCTTCCGGGTTCAGTATATCAAATCCGCCAGACTCTTACACCTCTAATTCCGTCCTCAATAACTACCTTCGTCAGTACGTTGTATTTTAGTCTGCGCGTGGTACACAATATTTCTTTTTTGGCCCCGGCTGGATTGAGACAGGGGATGAAGAACGAACTCCCCCGCCTGAAGCTCTTCCAGTTGACCTGATAACTAACCCTCTCCACCTGCATTGTTACTCACCGGCTTGACGATTTCGTCCATATTGAAAAACTCGGCATTGGAGCAATCAAACATCAGCGTATGCACTCCGGGGGCTACGATCTTCATACCCTTGGATAACCGTTTATTTGTGGTACCAAGAAAGATACCCTTCTTACCGAGTTCGTTCAGCGTAGACTTGTAGTTCACCTGAAACTTTACGCAGTCGCTTCTGAATGGCTTGGCTGCCATGTACATCCGTTTGGTGTCAGGCTCATACCGTATGCTCAGCTCTCCCTTAGGCTCTAGCGTAGGTAGCATAGCCATGTTAGTGCGCCGATCGACTTCTCCGTTGACCACCAAGATGTTCTGCATGTGCCGGTTGATGTAGTCACCAATCACGGACAGTACGTCGCTGGAAGGGGGCTTGACCTCGACACGTAATGTTAGGATCATGTTAGTAGCCCATGCGTAGATTGCCCGCATGTCCCAGTCGATTAGCCCAAGGTTTTTGGCAATCAGACCCCCGGTAATGTTAGAAGCTACAACGGCGGACCAGAACCGCTCCCGCTGTGTCAACCGCAGTTCACGATCGATCTTGGCCTGTATCCCCAGCGCGGTAGACTTGGCTTCTTCCAGATTCTCTACCAGCCACCTAGCGTATATGTCGCCCGCATGCCCGTAGTTCTGCTTCAACTGGTGGTCGAACATGTGCTTGGCCACGGCAACGTCGATGGCATCGCTATAGCCAATCTCATACTCCAGTAGCCGCATCATCTCACCGTCTGGCGAGTTCTTCAGGGAGGTTAGTTTTTCGTAGAACGCAGCATTGGAAGAGCACAGGGATATCGACTGCCACGAAGTGAGATTCAGACGCAGCTCGTTTGCCGAGGACTTCACTCGGTCCCGCCCCCGTCCCTGAGACATGCAGTAGGCCAACGTCGAGAAGTCCGCCGGGATCATATTGGTGATTTCATCCACGGTGAATGGCAGGTTGTTCATCACCCCCAGCCGGAGTAGCTTGGCGGCTAACGTGTCATCCCACATTGCGCAAAGCCGGGCCGGGTCGCCATAGACGCTGTTGCACATTTGCAGGATGGTGGTCTTGCCGGTGCCTGAACTAGAATGTATTACGTTTATGATGGCTCCATTGTGACCCATGAACTTGAACAGGGGGGAGCCAAAGGCAGTCAGCGTCGCGAAGGCATGGGGTTCCAACCCGGGTCTGCCGTAGAGGGCAAACACTTCCTTCCACTTCTCCAACGTGCCCGCTGGTTGCATATGGCTCGCTAGATTCTGAGTCGTTGATGACGGGGGGCTATGGTAAACACCGTCTGCGGTGATCTCGCGGTCCCCAATGATGAACTTGCTGTCCCTGTCGGCCCAGCCAAATTGCTGCCTCATAAGTTCTGCTCTCCGTTTAAATTGAAGCTCTCTGATGGAGAGGAACAAATATTCCATCAGGAGACCAAAGGCTTTCTCTCCACAAACTACGCCGTGACCTGCTAGGGCCTTACGTAGTTCTTTCTTGTCAGTGATCTGTATATTCGATACTACAAACTCTTTGATGCCATCTCGGGGTAGGTGTAGCTTCATCACTACAACATCCCCAAGCACCGGATCGCGCATGCGCTTGACTACGTACAGGTCATGCTCGTAGATATGAACCGGTTCTTCTTCATCCCCCATAGACTTGTAGATACCACCATTGCGCCCACGGAAGAACGGACGCGGATAAGGGGGGATAGTGTGAATTTCATCTTCTTCCGATTCTTCGTCCTCTACAACTACGGTGTTATCTTCTTCAGTAGCCTCAGCAATTTCCCTGCCCAACGTGATAGGGGAGCGCACCTTGCCTTTGTGCGGGCAACCTTCGCAGCCACCCGGATTACTCTTTTCAAATTCAATACAGGTGTGAGGCCCTAAAATATGCGCTACCTTGCTTTCCGTAGTAGCGTAGTCGTAGTCTGGGTGGCCTTCTGATAACTTGTGGATGGCAAAGTCACGGTCACTGCAAAACTTGGCAATCGATAGCGCATCAAACCAGCGGGGTTCAGACAACGTGTCTTGGTTGATATAGGCGTCATTCAGTTGCCTGCATCCGCCCTCTCCGCGCAGCATGATTTTGCTGAACGATGACGTCATATTCTGCGCCATCGCTTTGCCCAGTTCGGTCAGCTCCCGTTTTGGGGCTACTTGAATTGGCTCTTTAACTCCAAGAATCTTGCGAAACTCTTCGTACTCTACAGGCGGGGCATCACTGATAAACTCTACCAGCGTAGGTGGATTGTCCTTGAAGTTGTATGTGCCGGGGATACGTAATACCCGGGCCACCTCAAAAACTTTCCCGTCGATGTGGAAGTTGTGAAGCACGCACAGCTCGCGCAGGCGGTCTGCAACGGGCTCCCATTCTTCCCTAGTAACTTCACGCGTAAGCGGCCAGTAGGCGTGGATACCACGACCTGAATTCACCAGTAGGGGCCGGGGAAGCCCTATCTTCTGGCAGAACGCCCGCAGCTCTTCTAAGCCTGTGGGTTGGTCAATGTATCCATCAGGCCGTCCGGTATCGGGGTTGATCTCGGCCTTGGCTTCTCCGCAGTCAATATCGAGCCAGAATGCCTTCAGCCCTTTGACGTTGGACTTTGTTCGATTCTGATCAGTGGCAAACTTTGCCACGCCAAAAAAGACATTTCGCTCATCTGCAACATACTTAGCTGCTGCAGCGTCTACCTCTTCGCGTGTTGCTACCAGCTTCTGTCGTACATCGTCCTTGCCTTTTATGCCCAGCACTGCGAACCACCCATCGGGTGGCTGAACAATACTTAAAAGGTCTTTTTGTTCCATAAGGGAAAAGGGGGGTATTACCCCCCGCCAGAGGTTTTAATAGGCGCGTGTTATTTACGACTGAACGAGGCAAGCAGCTTCTGAATTTCATCTACTACCAGATTCTGGGGGTTTCGTTCCCCTATAAACCAGTTGTAGATCGTCTGCCGACTAACCCCAAGCGAGGATGCGACGTTTGTAACAGGTATATTGTGTTTAATACATACCCGGCCCAAACGCACACCCAGTAGCTTAGGATTGGCCTTTTTATTTAACCCGATCAGTCTTGAGCTATATCCGTGGCTCATGAAGTTACTCAGGATTGCTCCACGCAGAAACCACGTCGGCCAGCTGTGCCTTGGGCTTAGGCGCGGCTTCAGCTTTCTTCTGCGGGCGCTTCACGGGCTCTTCGACACCATCGTCATCCGGCTCATCAGAACGAACTACTTTTTGCTTGGGCGCTTCGGGCTCGGGTTCGGCCTTAGCGGCAGGTGGCTGCTTCTTGACACCGTCGGCTTGAGCTACCGTAATCACGGTATACAGCTTGGTCTCGGGTTTAGTTTGCGCGCCCTTAACCAGTTCGTATTCCTCGTCGCTAATGTTGCGCAGCGGAGTAAAAAGCAGCTCCATGGTGTCTGCATTAGCGTCGAAAGATACATTCGTCACAACGTTGTCCGGGGATTCACCGTTTGCCAACAAGAATTTGACGTAGGATTCAAACGGATGCACGTTACCAGTGCCCTTGCCGAACAGTGACTTGGCCGGAATATTCATCTGATAAACGTCGCCGCTGGAGTCACCCTCAACCAGCACAGAAATACGACGCTGATAGCGACAGGCTTTGCTACCGTTATCGCCTGAACCCTTGATGTTCTGCGGGCATTCAGCGCAGCTTGTGTGTTGCTTATCGGCAGCGGCGGCTTCCGGCTTGTCACCGAGGTTAGACCAGCAGTTGGGCAGCGTGGCTTCTTTGTTCGGATCGAACTTCTCTTTGTAGAAAATACGCGATACCTTGGGCAATGCACCCACGATAATCACGTTGATTTCCCCACGAACAGCATTGCCAATTTGCTCGCCATTGACCATACGCTTGAACGTACCATTGGTATTGGTCTGGATACGACGGCTCGTTGTGGAGGAAGCAAGGGTCTTGGCGAAGTCGCTAAGCTCCCGTTTACCCGTTACTGCTACGCCGGTTTGTTGTTTGAAAATAGCTACATTACCCATGAGAATGCTCCTTACTTGGCTGTTGGTTTGCGGACTTGCACGGTGTACTTGCGCTCATTCTGGAGACCGATCGGAAGCTTGTCCGGGTTGTCCTCCAAAAACTGACGCATATTGCTGTTATGGATTCGTTGCTCCAGCAGGAAAGGTGCATCATTTTCGGAAATAAATTGATACATCGAATCCCAATCGCTCGTCCAGTACCGTGACGCTACCCGGCGAGTGATAGTTCCTGCGGGGGTTTTAATGCTATCTGCTTCTTGCTCGTTGCAGATTTCAAGCAGCTTGTTACCAACAACATCAAACTGCTCCTTGAGTCCTTGGATTTCAAGCTTGTGCTGCTCTTCTTTTTCTTGTATAGCGGTACGAATCTTGATGTATATATTTACAAGCTCTACCGTTGTCAAGTCTTTATCAGACATAAATCGCTCCGTGTTGTTATTGAACCCAGTATAGCACAACATTTGACTGTGTCAAACGTCGTTTTCAATTTCTCGACGGTATAGATCGATAATTTTTTCGTGGTTTGTTATGTTGTTCTGCAGCATGTGATACAGCTTACTCTCGACCTCACTACCCCGGATGTGCACGATAGTCATGGCATTCTTCTGCCCGGGGCGATTGATGCGGGCGTTTGCCTGTAAGTAAGTCTCCACACTGGTTACGGGGGCGTACCATATGATGGTATCTGCCGCAGTTAATGTGAGACCGTGTGACGCGGCTTGAGGTTGGATGATAAGGACGTGGGGGTCAGAGGACTCCTGAAACTGCTTGACTAACTCGCTTCGTTTATTAACCGATACCTGCCCGTTTATCACACCGCAGCTTATCTTGTTTTTCTCCAGCGTTTCCCGTAGTAATTCAATGGTATGGGTGAAGGGCACAAAAACAAGAACCTTGTGACTAGCTTCCTCAATTACTTCAAGGATAACTGCTAGTCTATTAGACACATCAAATTCAATGACCTCGCGCGTATCCGAGTAAACTGCACCGCCCGATATCTGCAACAGCTTAGTGATGTTGGTCGCCGCGTTGACGGCACTTACCTCCTCTCCTGCGGCGCTGATCATCATCTGCTTCTTGAGCAGGCGATAGTATTTTTGCTGCTGGGGTGTGAGGGGCGCATCCCGTTCAATGAACGTTACATCAGGAAGATCAAGACACTGATTTCTCTCAAACCGTATGGCGGGTTGTAGTATTTTATGCACCACTTCTTGGGCTCGCGGCTTAGGTATCCACCGGAACTGAGAAACTTTCTGCATTACCTGATCCCGAAACTGCCCGAAGTATTTAGGCGTGTTATCCGGATTGACCAACTTGGCTAGTCCGTAGGCGTCCAGTGGAGACTGCGCAGCGGGGGTACCCGTCAACATCCAGAACCAATCTGCCTTTGCAGCGACTTCTTTGATAACCTTCCAGCGGTTAGTCTGCGGGTTTTTGTATGCGTTAGCCTCGTCAACTACGACCAGATCAAACCCCCCATCTAATACCTCCTGCTTAACAACGGCTAACCCGTCATAGTTTATGATGACAAATTCCGACCCTGCGTTCACGATTTTGGCACGTGCTCGGGCGTCCCCGTATGCAACTGAGCATGATCGGTGCATGGCGAATTTAAACAAGTCCTGCTGCCACGCGGACTTCATAATAGATAGCGGACACACAACTAACACGCGACGCACGAGCCCGAGATTCATCAAGTAGTCTGCTGCCCATATAACGCTGGCGGTCTTACCGGTGCCCTGTTCGTTGAAGCAGAAAGCCTTTTTATACAGCGTCAAAAACGATGACGTCTCGCGTTGGTGCGCAAAAGGCGTTAGCTTCCCCGACCATTTGTAGTCGCGTTGGATGGTAGAGGGGACATTCTTGAAGCGCAGGTGCGCGAGCTGCTGTGCCTCTTCTAGCCCCCATTTAACTGCCACTTGGTATACATCTTCTTCTTGGCCCACTACCGCGCTCATCTCGACTTCTTCAGTAATTAGATGTGGGCGGCGTGTCCTGACTAGCAATACTTTATCTTCAACGATTTGCACGTTTCTTTTCTCTCGCGCTTGTTTCCGATACCAGACGGTTCTTGGAGTCCCTAGCGAACGACCGGTTACTCGCGGCAGAGACCACTTTCAACCCGGTGCTGTTGCTGCCCCCCTTGGACAGGGCCTTGACGTGATGCACGTCTTTGCCGTCACCCTTTTTTGCGGTGCCCTTCTCAACCGCTTTGCGACGGGCCGCGTTACGCACGGCGCGGTTCTTCTTCTGTTCCTCGGTACCCTGATACTGGGCGTATTCTTTTTTGTAGGGTCTTGGTTTGTTGACGTAAGGCATAGCGTGACTCCTTTATCGTTTCCTATTATGTTCACAAGTAGTAACCGGGCAGTATGCACAAAGTGGCCCTGAATTAGCGTTCCAAACCCCCGTCTCCTGCGCGGAGGCCAGTCGATCCAGCTCCGGAGTAAACGTCGCAAAATACGAATCCCGCATCTCCACAAAGTGCTCCTTGTGTATCAGCTCGTTGGTTACAACAAACGCCAACGCGGACTTGATCCTCTTGACGTGGGGGAAATGCACAAACAACCCGGCAGCCAGTGCGTCCATCTGTTTCAGATCGGCGTACCGAGAGTTCTTGCTGGTCTTGTAGTCCAAAGAAAATATCACATCATCCTGCACCACAACCACGTCTCCGATACCCCGCCACCAGACTTCTTTATCGAAGAATCCACAGGGCTCGTATCCATTGGGCGTCTGCTTTACACCAAGCTTCAGCTCGCAGTGTTTCTCACCCGGTATGTTTTTAATAGCGGCAAGCAGGTCCTGAATAAACGAAAACTTGGACGGGACGGGGATATCATTTTTGATATGGTCTTCAGCCGCTTTGTGCAAAGCCTGCCCATAAATGGTCGCCTCGCTACCTGAGTCTTTTACATCCTTAAGTACCCGTAGGTGATAATACTTCTTCGGGCACTGCTGGAAACTCTTAATACTTGAATATGACCATGCGATTGACATATTATTAACATTCTCCGTAGGAACGTCCAGCTCCGGATTCACAATTTAACGGCAGACCCGGTGCCCACTTCGGACGAACCCGCATAGCCGCCTCAACCAGCGCTCTACC